TCTTCGATTACTTTTCATCCCCCGCAACTTCCTCATTTTCAATATCATTTTCTTTATTAAAACTTTTGCTGCATCTCTTAATGCTGCTCTGCATAATTCATTTATTGTGTAATTTATACGGTCAACCGAATTAGTAAATGTTACCCCACTAACTCGGTCAACCCTTGTTACCGTCCTGGGTAATGCCATTAGCTATTCACCACCTTATTACATATCAATTCTGTAGTTTCACCGTTTTTACTGTAAGTCCTGATTATATTATAATACTTACAATCAAACTTTAATCTTTCTTGGTCTGCGTATTCTGTTGACCTTATCTCAAACATTATCTCAGGTTTTAGACCTTTTGCCTGAGCCTGATAGAATTCGGATTGCCTGATAGATTTCTTATTGCAATACACTAAAGACTCTGACAGTGACTCGGTTATGTCTCCAAGCGTATTCGTCGAAAATGTTATTGTAACCAGATGTAAAACATCCCTAAATAACATACAATCACACCCCCGTCAAAATTATATTGACCGCAGTTGAAGCCGAAACATCCACCAAATTGTCATCGTCATCGTCCGAGACATATCCGTCCGCTGAAATCGAATACGGGCAGTTACTGACGACTTTAGCATAGAACACAGCAACACCGCTTGCGCTAGTGGTCTTGGTATCCCCGTCAAATGTAACCTCTGCATTTCTGATTGCGACCGACGAAGAGTCTTTAACCGTAAACGTAACTGGAAAAAACGCATAATCCACAGAAAGAGATAAGTGGTTTCGCAACATTTCGTAAGATTGGCGCAGTCTTACTGCATCGGGATTGTCCCAACCAAAATTAGCCTTACAATACAAGGTTATTGCTCGCTTTATTAGTGGGTCTGTTTCGGCAGTAGACAATAACCCGCAAAGACCTAGGTCTAGTTTTGCCGCCAATATCAAGTCTGTTATTTCAGTATCGTAGGCGGTATTGGTTATTCTCAGCACCGCCTTAATATCGTCTAACGGCTCTTCTGATAGCAGGAAAATTGAATCTGATGACAAATGTTTCACCGCCTTTCTAGTATATAAAAAGAGAACGAATTATTCGCCCTCCACAATCCCCACTACATCATTCCACCCATCGCACTCGATAACATCAACCAATCTGTCCACATGTACCTCTGCCAAATAAGCTAACCACTGTGCCCTTAACTCTGTATCAATCACCAAGCCATATTCACCAGTTAATTTATTTTTCACAGGATATCCCAATCCCTGCCAGCTTATATTTTGCGTGTTGTAACTCTCTCCCCTTGATGCAATATAGCACTCTGCGCTTATTCCTGCTAGTCGTGGGAGTGTGTAGTTTATGCCAGTTAATACTTTTATCATTTATGCCACCCCGTAATATTTTTTTTGGTTTGCTTCGAGTTTGGTGCGTTCTGCATCTGTGAGTGTTTTGCCGAATAATATTAGTTCGCTGAATTTACCATTGTATTGTCTAGTTAAGTCAGCGCGATTAAATAAGTATAAATTTGTTGTATTAACTACGATTGTAACTGCGGTTTGTTGAGCGTTTAAACTGCCATTACTGTAGTATTTACAAGTGTCATCAATATCGTTATGCAATATTGTATTTACATTTTGAGAATTAAAAGATACACACCCATCGCTTGAGTCCCCACCGATCGTAGCGTTGTTAATGAGTTTACTTGTTGACGCTAAGTTAACAACATAAGCCGTACCTTTGTCTATTATCCTTCCAGCACTTCCCTCGCCAAAATTTGCAGGATTATGTACAAACGAATATGTTGAGTTAGTTGTAAAGTCTAATGTATTTGAATCTGCAACAACCAAATGTGTATCATTAGCTAATATAGTTTGTATACATGCTCTACTACTAGCATCAACATCCAACACACCAGCATTAACAATCCTAGGCTGTTTCGTCGGGTCTGATTGTATAGCGTGATTGTTGTTTCCGCTTTGGTCATACCATTTAGCTATTGTTGCGGATTGGTTGGCTATTGTAGCGGATGCATCTTTAAACCACGCTGAGCCAGTGTCTCCAATAGTAGTTGCTGTTATAGCAAAATGTACTTCAAATTTACCAGCCAGCGCAGGAGCAGTTAATATTATTGTTTTTGTTGCAAAATCTGCATTATCGGTTAGGGCAACCTCTGATTCGTTTGTTGTTATGATTGAATCATCTGATTTTCTCCACACAAACCCAGCGAGTACTTTAACAGTACCAATGGCACTTATTTTTTTAGCATTACAGGTTATAGAAATTGTATTACCTGCAACACATACGTATTTTGTGGAGGTTCTTGCGTAACTATATGTCAGAGTTGTTGATTCTGATAACTCCATTTTTTGAGATGCTTGATCTATTGTGAAGTTAACAGTATTTCCACTTCCAAGTATCTTACTCCAACCATCGGAAACGCCGTCAGCGTTACTATCTACACCCAACGGAACACTGGCTACTTGATTGCGCCCAAGCCACGCCAACAATCCTGCGCTATCTAAGTTTTGTCCGCTAAATCCTATGTCTGTTTCTGCACCGGTATCGTCACGCACACGAATAGCTTTAGTGTTAAGCACGTTTCTATGCAGTTTTCGTAAACTGTACGATGCTTTAGCACCAAGTCCATCGCATGGTCTGAAAAATCTAGGTTCTGTGTAATTATATAAACTCATTATTTCACCTCCCGATTAATCTACTTCGTAGAACTCTAAATTGATTGATATATCTTTTGCTGTTCCTGCTTTGTTTGTTACTCTAAACAGCAAATCTGTGCTAGTAGACTGTATCCACTCAATTCTACCTGAGTGCACGCCAGATACTGTTTGGCCTCCAATACCTCCATTTATAAGCATTTCTCGTTTTGCCGTACCTAACGTGCCAACAGTAGGTGTATGATAAGCGGTGCTTGATGTTGTATTTGCGTTTGCAAGATTGTTATTATGCACAGTAACACCTGTTCCGTTTCCAGAGTAAGCAGTGCCACTGTACAAGTATGAATAAGCTTTTCCTTCTGCTGATACAGTAGCTATAATATGATTCTTTTTTGCTCCTGCTAATATTCGCAGATCTGCATTTGCATCGTTAGCGACACTGGTAAATAGCTTGGATACCACAAAGTGATTTCCTTCATGTATGTGTTCATGCACAAGGTCTATGACTTTATAACAATCTTCGTTTTCGTCATACGCAAATGGTGCTGCATCAACAGTGCGTTGTATATATATATCGTCAGGGTCTTTTGCGTATCCGTCGGCTACGTTTATTACTGTATTATCTTCTTGCAAAATTCTGCCACTTTTTGGAGACATTGTATTTATATTAGCCATTTTTAAATTACCCCCTTATGAAGATGCAATTATTCCTGCGCCTTTTAAAGCTGCTATGATTGCGTTTACCGCTACCGAAATTTGCGTTCCCGATGCACTAGTTGTTATGTCTGCAATCGTAGCTGGTTGTGTTCCGTTTGCTGTGATTTTACCGCCTGTTGCTATCTTTATTTCTCCACCTAGCGCAACAGTTAATACATCGGGGTTCTGTTCTTTTCTAACTTTTGAATTATATGACATTTAAAATTCCTCCTTAAAATAGATTAGGGAACCGAAGTCCCCCTATTGTTTACAGTGCTGACATTACTAAAACAGCCAATTTTTGATTGTCTACAACCTTACTATCAAACTCAAACCATGAAACAATTCCCACGGCATGCATTGTAGCGTATTTTTCCATCAATATTTGGATTGAGATATTTTCTCTCATATTTACTGCTAAGCCTGAGTAGTCTCCGTACATAACAGCTTTATTTGCACTACTAATTGCAGGCATATTTTCGGAAAGGTAAACAGGTTTTCCAAGTAGAACATAAGGAGTTTCAGCCGTCAACGATGGTTGCAATAGATATTGACCGTTACCGTCCTTTAGTTTTCTAATTGCAGTAAATGTTGTAGGAGCCATCGTCCAAACGCACGCAGCCTGATAAATTTGCGGAATCTTGGCTTGTAAATCAATTAGGTTGTCCGCTGTGATTGCAGAAGTAGAACCCGCATTCAAACTTGTGCTTGTTGAAATCGCACCGGTTGCATAGCTAGAAGTTCCGTTAATCAATTCTTTTTCTAGGAACAATGCAATCTTCTTAGACATTTCACTTACGATTATTGTTACAACATCAACCTCAGAATTGTTGATTACAGACTTACCCACCAAGGTTAATGCTCCTGCGAGGAATCCTGTCAAGTCAACGCTTGTCAACTTGCCTGAGTCCGCTGTGATGTCGGTAAATTCAGCTTGATATGCGACTGTAATATCGTGAGTAGTATTAGCTAATCCCCAAACTGGAACCTTCAAAGTACCTTTTACATTGTACATCGTAGCTTTTGCCAATATCGGACACATTTCTTTTACGGTTGTAACGATCCTATTTACAATCGTTGAAGGAATCACGGCACCGTTGTTTGACACCGTGAAATTCTGTTCGCCTGCCCTTTTTTCAACTCCACATTCACTTTTGATATAATTAGCAAATGACCTTTCTTCAATCTGTGCAACGCTCAATTTTTCTTCCACAGTTGTTCCCTCCTCGATTTTTCTAGCTTCAATTTTTCCAGTGATTATTTTTGCAGCCATACTTCTTTTTTCCTCAACCGCTTCAATTTCTTTTACTTCCGCTTCAAGCGTTTCAAGTTCAGCCTTGACTTCATCAAGTTTTACTTCTCCGCCACCTTCGAGCTGTGTTCTGATTTCAATTTTTCTAGCTTCAATTTCTAGTAATCTTGCATTCATTTTCGTATCCTCCTAAATTTTAATTTTGGCAATAAAAAACACCCTCAAGGTGCCTGCCGTTTTTATAGATATGTTTTAAGTAATAGTCTTTTTCTCAGTTCCAAATCAGCCTCCACTAATTTACGCTCATTCTCAGCCTCCGCTTCAAAAAAACTTCTTTGAGATATTGACGTATTCGCATACGCGGGGAATGTTACCGCTGAAACATCAAAACACTTTTTAATTTTGAGGATCGTTCTAGTTCTAGTCAATCTATCGTAACTCTCCTCCGCGACCGTAAACGCAAAACTCATTGCCTCATAAAATCTATTTTGTATATCCTCAAATAACTCTCTACCAGTTTCATTTTTAGATAAATCAGCCTCCATGTATACCCCGTCTGATTTTACCTCCAATGTCAAAGTTCCGTTTTTAGTTTTGGCGGCAGGCTTTCCCTCATGGTCGATGTTCAGAACAACATCTGATATGTCGCACCCATCAAAAGCCTTACTATCAATGATTTCTTTATACTGCACCCCGTCAAATTCATAAATTACCGTCGTATTATTGAATACAACTGGCTTTCCTTTAACTTTCATTTCGTTTTCTTGACTTTCCATTTCAAAGTCAAAACTTCTATATTGTCTGTCCTTTGTTATCAACTAAATCACCTCCTTCTACTGGCTTTGTATCCGCATCATTTACCGTTGTAGTATCTAAACGTCTTAGCATTTCGTCCCCACCCTCAACAGGAGCCAAATTAAGAACTGTACGCCACTCATTCGGGGAAAGAGCCCCTCGGTCAACCATAGCCACAAGTTGTAACTTAGTGGACATACTCGCATACGCCAAATTACAACTATCAAACACTATCTTGTTACCATATCCGATTTCACGACGAGAAAAAAACGCCTTAGTAAAAGCGTTTGATAATTGTATTGCTATAACTTCGATTTCGCTCTCGTAAAATGCATTCCACCCGTTTTCATCATATTTATTTTGAACAATTGCTTCATTTACTCCAAAGTAAGAATACAACCTCTGTATAGCTTTTTCCATTTGTAGTGCATTAGGCACATAACTATTATCTTTGACTTGCTCCAAATCATATCTAGGGTCACTTGCTGCCGCACCGCCAGTATTACTTATATCTAGATAGTTTTTTGTGAACTCTGACAGCTGCATTTCAACGTCTTTGGGTTGTAGCACCGATTTAAATTTCATTATCCACTTTATAATTGCACTATTTTTAATCGCATTTACAACACTTTGGTCGGTTGTGGTAATAACCTCCATGATACTGTTCAATGACGTTGTTCCTTGGTCTCCAAAAAAATCAGAGTCGTTAAAATCTTTCCTCAAATGAATTAGATCCGTATAGGGCACAACCATTGTCTTCCCTGTCCAAAAATCGAACTTAACAAATAGTGTTTCAGCTTGCTCGTACAACTCAACACCGCTGAATGGGATTGGATATATCTCCAAAGGGTAACCGTTTTCGTCCCGCTTCACATAAGCAAATGCATTATGATTGATTTCCCTCTGAAACGTCATTTTGGATAGAAAATCCTGCATACTCATATATGGGTTCGGGTTCGCTAATATACCTCGGATATAAGCATCTTGATTGATTTTCGTTGCTGCTCCAAATCCTTTTATATGTTTTGCGTTTAGCTTGCCTATTGCGTTTGCTTTGGGTCTAATTGCTGCTCTTACAATGTCGCTGTCAAATAGATTTCCGCTCCAAGAGTAGAATGTGTTATTCGAGGTCTTGAGCAGTTCAAACCGTGTCATATTGTCTGTAGTTTTTTGCTTGGGGCCGAATATCTTTTGGAATAAGTTTCGTTTTTCCAGTTTTCTCACCTCCTTATATCATATTCAGGTAATCGTTCCGCTTTTCTTCTAACACTACAAACCCATCCAACAAACAAGCAAATCCATCAATTCTCTTCCGTCTATTGCTGCCCTTATGTGGTTGTATTGCCCCATTCTTCAAGTCCAAATCTACCGACACATTGCAAAAATTCCACTTATCCAGTGGGTTATTATTGTAAACAACTTTATGAGCATCAAATAATACTCCAAGGCTTTTCATGGGACTCGATAAAGTTTGCTTGCCTTGCCGAATAGGTATCATGCTTTCTTTTCCAAAATACCCCTTCATTTCTTCGACCCAATACTTGGCAGACCACCCATCGTAACCAATCCAAGGTAGATAAATACCATATTCACTTACGATCTCTTGAAACCATTCGGTAATATATTTTGGATGAACAGAATTTCCTTCGCTCAACCGCAAATATCCTTTTTTGTGCCACACATCATATGGTATTTTGTCCTCTTTTACTCTAGCCTCAAGCAAATCGGCCGCAATCCAGTACATTGAGATACAATATAAGCGGTCATCATTTGGCACCATAAAAATAACCTTAGCGGCGGTTAGGTCGGTAGTGTCTGACAAGTCGACACCTCCTATCCCGTACTTAGGTTTTAATTCTCTTGCATCAAATAGATTTTCGTTATTTGCCTGCTCGAATGTTAGCCAGCTTTCGGAGCTATTTTCACGGATGTTAAAATCTTTACATAATAAATTAGATACATCGGTAGGTCTTTTCTTAGCTCGCTCTACCTTATCCCTCAATACATTCAAATCTTTGATTGTTGCAAGTCCAGGGTTTGCTTTTGCCCAACATTTTTCATCTGTCCACTCAGATCGATTATCCAATTCATATACAAAACTTATTAAATGCTCATCAACAAAGTCTGTTGTATTGCTTTCATAGCTGTCAATAACTTGCGTTGCATACTCATACTCAATATCGAATATGTTTTCTCTAATAGTCCCCATTGTGGTTGTTTCTAGGAACAAAGGTTGTTCCCTTGTACTCATACCGTCATACATTACATCAACTATATTTTTATCTTTGATTGCATGGAGTTCATCCACACAAACGAAAGAAGGATTTAACCCATCAAGCGTATCTGAGTCACTACCAAGCGGTCTAAATATACTTTCCTTTTCGTCATAGTGTATTTCGCCCACCAAGCACCGCAATCTTTTGTTTAGAGCAGGAGATTTCTTTATCATCCTCTTAGCTTCAAGCCAAACTATTTTTGCTTGGTCTTTTTTGGTTGCTATGCTAAAACATTCGGCTCCGCCCTCACCATCTTTGGTTAACATAAACAGAGCAATACAAGATGCTATCAATGATTTACCATTTTTCCTTGCAACAAATAGAATTGCCTTGGTATATTTTCGTTTATCCGAATCTATGTGGACAAATCCAAATATTGCTTGAATTAAAGCCTTTTCCCACAACTCTAATATAACAGGTTTACCCGCCCATTTACCTTTACTATGCTTCAAATACTTTTCGATAAAAATAATAGGCCTCGTGGCCTTATCTATGTCAAAAATATATGGAGTTGTGGGATTGCTTATATCATCAGCCAGTTTTTTATATAGTATCCTGATTCTTTTACTAACTACCAGCGCACCTGATTCAATTTGTTCCCAATATTCTAAAACAAAATTAGAGTTCGTCAAATCCATCACCTTCCACTTGCTTTTGCGACTTCGGAAGTAAGTCTGATAGTTGTTTTATTATCGACATATGATTTTTTACCATCGTGTTGTATATTTCAACCTCAGGAGATTTCTTTGTTCCCCATTGGTTTTCGCCATTTTGGTAGGTGCTTATTCCACCATCAAGATTTATAGTTTCCTGCAAATCTTCAAGGGTAATAGCCATAAACGCGGCGTTCTTAATTAACGATGATACCGTATCCATAACACCATCTTCCATATCCTTGAATAACTTTCTAAGTTTCAATATCTCAGCGTTAATCCTTTTGTCTTTTTCCTTCTGTCGCTTAATCTTAGCATCATCCTTCATTTTCTCACCTCCGTCTATTCTACACCACCCCCATGCACGCTCCGTGCGTTAAAGAGAGA